AGAACACAGATTCGTCTCCGTCTGGACCGCGTAGAACCATGCAGACATGGCCGGTAAAGACGACCTCCAATATGCCTTGATACCAGTCCACTGCCAGTTTGTCGCCGACCTTGAACCGGCGCATCCATTTGGGCTTCATTCTTCACCTGCCTTGTAGCCAACGATCTCCGCGATGGCGCGCCACTGGTCGGCAGTCAGGTCTGCTTGGTGAACTTCGTGTGCGATACGGTTCTTGTGGACACAAACGAACCGATAATCTTTGCGGTCCTTTTCGCTGTAAAACCATTGAACCTCGCCTTTTTGCGGCTTCTTCGGCACCAGCCATACCGATCCACGATTGATGAACCACTTCCATGTATACCCATCGATTTCCGCGTTCCGATTGTCGTATAATCGCTGGCACGCTTTAGCGTATTTTTCTCCCAGATACGGCGAAGCCACAATCCACGAGCGCGGCGTTTCACCGACAACGTTGTACTCGCCAGAATATCCCCAAATGCGCGGGAAGGTGCTCATTCGTCACCTCCCGCGTCCGCGCGCCGCTCGGCTTCGTTGTTCGCCACCGCCCGCGCAACCTCCGCCTCGTGGGCCTTCGCCGCGTCCGGGTGCATCCAGCGGAGGATGGCGTAGGCTGCGGTGATCTGACTTCCGATGTCGTTCAGTGTTGTAACGTGAGCGATAAGGTTACAGGTGGTCAGGTAGGAATGAGTTTGGCCGAGCAATTCCATCGCCTCACTCACCAGAAACAGCGCCATCCCCGGCGCACACGACCGACAGACGAACTCGCCCTGAACGTATTCGCAAACGTCGTTCGACGGCTTCCCGCACGATTCGCAGCGGCGCGCGTCCTCTGCGGCGTTGATGGCGTCCTGCGTCTCCCGCGCTTCCATCCGCGATTCGTGCCGTGACTCGCGACGGCTCATGTTGTCGGCGCTCATTCCGCACCTCCGTAGATCATCAGCGCCAGCAGTCCGCCGATGGTGACAATTGCGAACGCCGCGCAAAGCAGCACGCCGAGCATCGGCGCTTCGTCGTCGTCAATCCATCGGCCCTCGTTGCGCATTAGCCATTCGTCGGCAAGCCACGCCAAGCGGTCGTATTCCTCGTAAATTGCAGCGGCCATCAGCCGCAGTCTCAGTCCGATCATTTCGATGCTTCCTCCATGTCCTGTAAAACCTGAATTGCCAGCGCGATTGTCTCGCCGGATGGTGCCAACTGGCCAGCGCACCGCGCGCATTCGTCCCATTGCGCCACGCCGAAGCCTTCGACCTGCGCGGGCGTGAACGCCGAAGACCGGATATATTGCGCGATGGCGAAGGCTTTGCGCTCCCGCATCGCCGTGGTGAAGATGCTCATGCCAGCAACTCCTTGACGCGGGCAAACGCCTTGTCGCGATTCCGCGCCGGGATTTCATCCCACATCGAAACGCCGAACTCGCGGGCAATACAATCAATAACGCGGGCCTCGCCGAACATAGTCACCAGCGCGGCAAACTGTTCGTCCTGCGGTTCGGCGGCGGCCTTGATTTCGATGAGTCGCTTGGACATTTCCCTATAGATGGATTTGCCCTTCGACAGCGGCTTGATGAGGTTCGATTTCGCGAACCCGTGAGCCAGGAGAACTTCGTAGTACGCCGGTTCCGCGCCAAACTTCTGAAACTCCTTTTTCAGGTCGGCAAAGGCTTCCAGCATCTTGAACTTGTCCGGCTCCGGCGCGGATTCGTCGGCGGTCGGCGGTGGCGGCGGCAATGGCGGTTCCGCTTCGATGTCGATCACGTCGCCCTTGAGCGTGGCCAGCTTCGCGGCGGCAACTTCCTGCGCGGCTTGAATTTTGTCCTCGCGGGTTGGCTGTTCGTGGCCGATTTCCTCTTCGGTTACAACGCCGTTGATGGAGAATGACCTTTTCAGCGCGAGGACTTCAGCAACCTTGGATATCATGGCGCTTGGGTACTTCGCCCAAATACCGCCTCCCTTGGAATACTCACTGAAATAGGCCTCGCAGGTGATGGGGTGCGAACGATCCTTGCGCCATACGGAACACGTGGCGCGGATCGGGACGTTTTTCGGATCGCGCTCAACCCGCGTTTCCATCCCGTCGAACATCGGATGTTCGTTCGCCACGCGAAGGTACCCGTCACGGCCAGCCATAACGCCAACACCAGGCACGAACCAGATTTCCTTCAAAAACGGATTCAGTCCGGTGGCCTTGCAGATTTCCGCAAACATGCGGAACTGCGCCGGGGTTGCATCCTTGCAGACGGTAGCGCGAAGCGTGCGCTCCATCTCTGGATCATCCCACTTACTGGAAGCGCTTTCGATGCGGGCGACTTCGGCGCTCATAACTCGGTGTCCTTTAATATGGACACGTCGCTGATCGTGGCTGACCCCTCCAGCACCTCGTCGCATGTCTCTCGATTGAATGCGGACACGGCAGACAGAATGCCGCCTATCCGCGCCAACTCGTCTGGCGGAATTTCGATTGTGATTTCGATTCGCAATTTCTGCATGGACCCATCGTAATCCCTGCCGCACCGAATTGCAAGAGGAAATTTCCGCAAATTTGCGCTTGACTACGGAGGCGGGATGGATTACGATTGGTGCATGACCTTCAAGACAGGTCAGGATGGGACGGGAAATGAAGACAAAAAAGGTGAGCTTCCGGGCACCGGAGCACTTGGCTGATGCTATCAAAACGCACACGAAGTCCGAGGGCCGCACAATGGAAAGTTGGCTGGCAGATGCGGCGCGGGATGCTCTGCCGCCCGCCGTTCGCCGCAAGCTGGCGCGGATCGCGAAGGGGGAGAAAAATGGGCGCTAAAACCGGCATCGCATGGACAGATGCAACGTGGAATCCGATTCGCGGGTGTTCGATGGCGAAGGGGTCCGAGGCGAAGGGTTGCCTCAACTGCTACGCCGCGCGGCTGGCTGCGCGGAACTTGCCGGAGTTGAGGTCGCCGACGACGGGCGAATCATTCGCGCGTATCCTGCCATCCGGCCCGCGCTGGACCGGCAAGGTCGAACTGATCGAATCGCAACTGTTGTTGCCGTTGCGGTGGCGCAAACCGAAGCGGATTTTCGTCAATTCGATGAGCGACCTGTTCCATGAGGCGTTGTCGGATGAGGCCATCGACCGGGTGTTTGCCGTCATGGCGCTCTGCCCGCAGCACACGTTTCAAGTGCTCACGAAGAGGCCGGATCGGATGCTGGCGTACATGACGAACGTTAAAACACTTGGATGCTTTTCGGAGCGGTTCGGTGTAGTGTGGCCTGCCACGGAAACAGGGACGGTCAAGGTTGCGCCAGGCATAGAGTTTCCCGTGATGACTGAAAGTTGGCCACTTCCCAACGTCCACCTCGGCGTCTCGGTCGAGGACCCGGAAACCGCTGAGGCGCGGATTCCGCTGTTACGACAGACTCCGGCGGCGAAACGGTTCGTCAGCTACGAACCGGCACTGCGGCCGATTGGATTTGGGAGATACCTCGTGGATGGGAGTGGGCCGAAGTTTCTCGACCAGATCATCATCGGTGGCGAATCAGGCCCGAAGGCGCGACCGTTCGATGTGCAATGGGCCTACGACACCATCCGGCAATGCCGCGATGCTGGCGTGGCGTGTTTCGTCAAGCAACTTGGGGCGAAGGCATATGAGTCAATTGACATAAAACGCGATTGGCGTAGGAACTGGACGCATCGTGATCGCGCCGGGGCCGATCCGTCCGAGTGGCCAGCAGATTTGCGTGTTCAGGAGTTGATATGAGCGAGATACCGGGAGTGCCGAAGGGGATGAAGGTGGCGCGGATCAACCTGGCTGGAAATATGCCGCCAGACCTTCGCCGATGGGTGGCCGAACTGGTTCCCGACAACATATATGATCGCCCGCTGGACGAAGTGGTGGCGGATATCCGCAAGGCTGGACATGAACCGCTGATGGAGGGCGGGGATGTGGTGCTGCGCACACCGAGATTGGATGAGGAGTTTTGGAATGGGAAGCGTGGAGTGCGACAAGTCGGATACGCCGAAGGCCAATACATCATCCTCGCGCCAAAGGCCAAAAAGCGGTACCTGGTGGGGCGTTTTGAAATTGACCATGACGGGATGGTGTTGGTGAATCTGGGGCTAGTGCATGGGACGCAGATACGCGAAACGGCGGCTCGGTTGTTGCTTCAGCCCGGCTGGTCCATCGTCGAGGAGTCCGAATGACGCCCGCGATTCAGCGGTGCCGGAACGAACAGCGGCAAGCGGCCACGTTGCTTTTGGCTGGGCACCATGAGCAACACGGGCTACGCATGGCGGTGACGGATTGGATACTGGAGGAGATTTTGTTGGAGGACACATGCAGTCAGTAGTGGACGAATATCAGGAGTACCTGGCGGGGAAACTGGTATCGGCACCGGCAAGCGGGTTCGAGGTTGCAGAATCCGAGTTGAACTCGCGGCTGATGCCGTGGCAACGGCGGATTGTGGCGTGGGCGTGCAAGCGCGGGAAAGCGGCGCTACTGCCAGATACCGGCACAGGCAAGACGTTCATGCAGCTGGAATGGGCGCACCGGGTTTGCTTGTTCACTGGAGGCGACGTGCTGATTTTGGCACCATTGGCGGTTGCCAATCAAACCGCAAGGGAAGCGGCAAAGTTCCAGATAGGCACGCCGGTCACGGTTTGCCGAACGATGGCAGATGTGCGGCCAGGTATCAACGTCACCAATTACGAGATGCTGGAGCACTTCGACACGGCGCACTTCGCCGGGGTGGTTCTGGACGAATCGTCTATTTTGAAGTCATATTCCGGAACCACGAAAAAGGCGCTGGTGGCAGCATTCGCGCTGACTCCGTACAAGCTGGCATGTACCGCAACGCCAGCGCCTAACGACCACATGGAGATCGGCAATCACGCGCAGTTTCTGGACGTGATGAGTTCGTCGGAAATGCTTTCCCGCTGGTTCCTGAATGACACCATGAAAGCGGGGGGCTACAGGCTCAAAGCGCACGCGGTCAAGGACTTTTGGCGCTGGGTAGCGACGTGGGCGGTTACACTGTCTAAGCCGTCTGATATTGGCTTCTCCGATGAAGGCTACGACCTTCCGCCGCTGGAGATTCTGCAACACGTCGTTGAGGTGGACCAGTCCATAGCAACTGAAGGCATGCTGTTCCGTTCGCCGGATCTGAGCGCAACCGGGCTACACAAGGAAATGCGGCTGACTGCACCGGCGCGGGCTGCGAAGGTGGCGGAGATTATCGCGCTTCGCCCGGATGAGCAATGGCTGGTGTGGTGCAACACGGATTACGAGGCTGACGAACTGGCGGCGCGGATCGACGGGTTGACCGAAGTCCGCGGCAGTCATTCGCGGGCGCATAAAGAGGCTGCAATGTTGGGGTTCTCGGAAGGGGCGGTTCGTGTTTTCTCCAGCAAGCCTGTCCTCTGCGGGTTTGGGATGAATTGGCAGAACTGCCGCAACGTGATTTTCGTTGGGCTGAGCTACAGTTACGAACAGTTCTATCAGGCACTCCGCCGATGCTGGCGGTACGGCCAAACGCGGGCAGTCACGGCGCATGTGGTTTGCGCGGAAACCGAGGGCCCTGTGTTGGCCACAATCGAACGGAAACGTAAGGACCACGAAAACATGAAGGCTGAAATGATTGAGGCGATGCGCGGTCAAACGATGGAGCAATTGGGAGTCGGCCCGAAACTGAAGACGGATTTCGAGCGCGACATTCGCACAGGCAATGGCTGGGAGATTCGACTTGGTGACTCCGTGGAGTTGTTGCGCGAGGTTCCGGATGGTCAGATTGACCTGTCTGTTTTTTCGCCGCCGTTTGCCAATCTCTACATCTACTCCGACTCCGTGCGCGACATGGGCAACACTGCCAACGATGCCGAATTCTTCCGGGCGTTCGGCTTCATCGCGAAGGAGCTTTACCGCGCTACCAAGTCCGGGCGGCTGGCCGTGATCCACTGCAAAGACCTGCCGACGTATCGCGGGCGGGATGGTGCCAGCGGTCTGAAGGACTTTCCGGGCGATATCGTCAGGTTGTTCGAGGCACACGGATGGGACTTTCATTCCCGCGTGACGATCTGGAAGTGCCCGGTCACTGAGCGGGAGCGAACGAACAATAACGGATTGCTCCACAAGTCAGTGACGCGGGATTCCAGCCAAATACGTCAAGGCATGGCGGATTATTTGATTGTCATGCGGAAAACTCCGAATGGCGATAGCAATCTGTCGGAAGTGCCAATCGCACGACCGGAAGGGTTTACGCGCTACGAGGGAGAATCGGACCCGCGCAAGAACAGTTTCCATCCGTCACCGTTCGCACGCACCGAGTTCGACGGCAAGCGGGACTCTATCGCGATCTGGCGGCGCTACGCTGAGCCTGTTTGGTGGGATATCAATCAGACCGACGTGCTGAATGTGAAAACTTCCCGAACTGAGAACGAAGAGCGACACATATGCCCGTTGCAGATGGGCGTAATTCGTCGCGCAATCGAGTTGTGGAGTCTTCCGGGCGAGTTGGTGTTCTCTCCATTCGGCGGCATCGGGTCGGAAGGCGTGGGGGCGCTGGAAATGGGGCGCAAGGCACTGCTGTTCGAGCTGAAGCGGGAGTACTTCCAGATTGCCACGCGGAATCTGGACGCGGCAGAAGTGCAGGAAACACTGTTCGATTTTGGAGGGAACGATGAGTAACGAAGAGAAGGAAATGCGCAGTGGTGGCCCCGCATTTCCCACTGTTGGCGATGGCCCGTATATTCCCGGCATGACATTGCGGGCCTACACCATCGCCGACGCCATGCTTGCGGAGCGTGCGAAATGACACGGGAAACATGGGAGTTGATCTGGAACATTTCCGGTAATGTTGTTTTATCGCTCTCTGTTTCGTTCGTCTGGCTGCGGCATATTTGGGCGGTGAAAGCAGCGGGGGATGAGGTGGCCCGGTGCCTCGAGGAATGCGCCGATGATCTGGAAGCCGAGGTAGTCACGCGATACGGCGGGCAGAACCCGCCGATAGAAACGGAACGAAAACGCTTAAACCGCGACCTGCTCCCGGTGCATGAGGCGCGGGCTGCTCTGGCGGCGTGGGAGCGTGCCAAGTGACGCCAGAAGAGCGAAAGGAAAGCGCGTTGCGCCTCGCGGAATGGGCGCTGGAGCAGATTACCATCCCACGGAAGGACGACACATTGGAAGAGATTAGCTCATTCGCGAAGCGGCGTTTGGCCGAAGTGAGGAAAATACTGATGGGGGATGTTCGATGAACCTCGACCACATCGAACCGCTTGCCCGCGCCCGTGCCCTGTTCGCGAACGTGGGCACCGTCCATTCCTCCGACCCGCGACCGGGCGAAGTTCGTCACCTGCCAATTCGCAACAGGCCAGCTCCGCCGGATGAGAAACTGGACAACCAGACGCGACTGGCGGGCATCATCCACGACCATTCGCGAACGCGACTTCCGGCGCCGCAACGTGAGGCAATCTCGCGGCGGTTACAGGTTGAGTACGGCGGCGAACAGGCACCGCGTGTTGCGCGTGCCGTGACGCCGAAACCGTCCTCCCTACCAAAGTCGAAGCGCCCCGGCGGCTCCCGGCGATCTGGCATCATCCGCCGGCCGGTTGACCAGTGCAACCACATGCACGAAGGCGTTCCGGCATGGCACAAGGCCGGGAAATGGAGCGGAGAACAGCGTTACGCTTGTGCCTGCTGCGGCGGCACTGGATACATGACAGACGGGGTGATTCAGCAGCGCCCGCGCGACATGAAGAAATACGAGTCGAAAGACCCGGCCCGCGCGATGGCCCGCGCCATGTGCACGCATCCGAAGTGGCGCAAGGATGGCAGCAACCACGGTCACCAGCGGGAGCGGTGCGCGGAGTGTGGCATTACCAGGAAGGCGGTTGTATGAGGCCGGAACGCTGGGTGATGTCCGCGTTCGATCTGGTGGTCTGGCCGGAAGTGGTGGTGGCAGATGCTTCACGATAACCCGCAGCCAGGCGACAGTTTCCGGCGGGCCCGCCCTGACGGCGTGCTTTGCGCGGGCCGGGTGCTGCGAGTGGCCGATGGCCACGTCTGGTTCGAGTGGGACCGGCGCGGGCGGTGCATGTCTATGGCCGAATGGACGCCGTGGGCTGCTGGCGCGAAAGTGGTGCGGCTGGATGCCTATTCACCAGCTGAAAGCACGCTCGATTTCATGTAGATTTTGCGGTACAATGATCTTGTGGGTAGCTCCCACAACGGACTGGAATACACCCGGCTTGCAGCCTACCTCCTGTGGGCCGGGTCCATTCTCGAAACTTTGAGGTAGAGAGGTAGATCATGGAAATCCCAGACGGGGCGCAACTTGCGCCCAATAACCCAATGCCGGATGACGAAGTTCTGGCCATTGCCAGTGCCTTCGATCCAACAGCCAACAGATGCCCGACTTGCGAGACGTTCGGCACTGTCTATTGCCTCCAGCGTGGTGGACACGGGGCAACACAGGCTGACCATTTGACCGTGCGGCGGCATATGCGGGTGCTCCGATTGGCGCTGGAAAAGATAATCCAGCAGTGCGATGCGGGGCGGCGGCTCAAACAAGCCATCCCTGAAATGGACGCCTACTACCTGATCCAGAAAACGGCGGAAGCTGCCCTTCGGGAGTGTGCCTGATGCCAGCGATACCCTACATGCCGCTGTATGTGGCTGACTACCTGGCCGACGCCGGGCACCTAACCACAACCGAACACGGGGCCTACCTGCTGCTCATCATGGGCTACTGGCAGCGCGGTGGTCCATACCGAGCGTCCGATGAACGGACGTTGAACGGACGTTTAGCGAACGTTGCACGGATGTCCATCGGCGAGTGGGCTAAAATTTCGCGTGTCATAGCCGAATTCTTTCAGGTGACACAGGATGACCACATGGAGTGGTACCACAAGCGCATCGAGGCAGAACTGGCCAAGTTTCGAGCTAAGTCATTGCAAGCAAAGGAAGCTGGGATCGCGTCCGCTCAACGGCGGCTCAGTGGGCGTTCAACGGGCGTTGCCATTCCGTTGCAACGGACGTTCAACCATACAGATACAGATACAGATACAAGAAAGTCAAAGTCTTTAGCGCGCGAGGCGCGCAAGAAAGCAACGAAGTTTCAGCAAATGCCGGAAGGCTTCGCTGAATACCCGAAGACCAAGTTTCACTGGCAACAATCGCGGATCGACCGGGAAGCGGAAAAGTTCGCGAACTACTGGACCTCGAACGGAAAGTGCATGGTGGACTGGATGGCAACCTGGCGGAATTGGTGCCTGAACGCGGAGGAGAGGCAATCGCCGAAGCGGGCAGGGAATGGCTACTACGGCGATGATTTTGTCCCGATGCCGTTGACGGACGGCGACGGGAACCCGATTGGCAAGGCCAGGGTGGACATATGACCGGGCACGATCTGATTGCCCGTCGTGGTTTGCCGATGGCGCTCGACGCTGAACGGTTCGTGCTCGGTTCGTGCCTGGTTGGCGACTCGGAGACGTTTGAGGCGGTTTCATCGGTGTTGGTGCCTGCCGATTTCGCTGTAACCGCGCATCGGGAAACCTACATCGGAATGCTAGAGATTGCCGGGGCAGGTTTGGATGTTAACCGGGCCGTGCTGAGCCAGTTTCTCGCGGACCGTGGCGACCTGGCCAAAGTCGGTGGGGTTTCGGGCCTTTTGGACCTCGAAGAGGGGATGCCAACGGTTTCGGTTGAGTCCGTGGCGTCCTATGTGGCCGTTATTCGCGAGAAAAGCGCACTCAGAGGCATTATCGAAGCCTGTAACGACTCAATCTATCAGGCGGCGGGCGGCGATTCGTCTGAGGCCGTTCTGGCGCGATTGGACAAACGGCTAACCGGGCTGGCGGAAACATCGGCGGACGAAGCCGAATGGCGGACGCCAGGGGAAGTGATCATGGAGCACCCGGGCGGGCTGGATTCGTTCCTGTCGCCGTCACGCGGCGGCGAAGGGCTTGCAACGCCTTGGCCAGCGTTGAATCGCTTGATTTGCGGGTTACAGGCGGGTGATATGGTCATCGTGGCGGGGCGACCGTCGCACGGCAAGAGCGTTATCGGCATGGAGATCGGGCGACACGTGGCGGCGGATGCGGGAGTTTCTGTCCCGTATTTCTCGCTCGAAATGTCGAAGGAATCGCTGGTTCGGCGGATGATATCGAGCGCTGGGCCTGTTGACGGGCAGCGGATGCGCCATGGTCATCTGAACGCGGATGAGCGGGCAATGGCGCGTTCGGCGGTTCAGAAAATCCGCGATATCCCGCTGTGGATCGATTACCGCCCATACAACACGGTCCGAATGCGCCAGGCGCTGAAACGCCTCATTGCAAAGCTGAAAACCGGTGGCCATCCGCCGCTTGGGGCCGTGATCGTTGACCACTTCCACCTGTTGCAGAAAGCGCATTCCGGGCAGGACGAGCGGCACTCCTTCGTCCAGGCCAGCCACGACATGAAGCGGATGGCGAAGGAATTTCAGGTTCCGTTCGTGGTCCTCTGCCAGCTGGGGCGAAAGCCGGAGGATGAAAACCGGGAACCGGCGCTATCGGACCTGGCGGAAACATCGGCGCTCGAACAGGATGCTGACGTGATTATGTTCACGCATCGGCCTGAGTGCTACGTCAGAAATCGGGGGCGGGATGATCTGCGGGGATACGCGAAATGGATAGTGGCGAAGCAGCGGAACGGACCGACCGGGGCAATAAATATGGTGTTTTTAGCGCAATATCAGCAGTTCAGGGAGGCGGCCGATGAGTCCTGACTGGCCCGCAGAATGGCTCTACCGCTATGAGGAACGCTGGGCGATCCGGCACTTTGACGGCGGCATGAGCGAAGCGGATGCCCGCGCGGCAGCGCTTGCCGAAGTATGGGCGGAATGGCAGGAGATGAAAAAGCGCCCGCATGGTTAGCGGGCGCTTCGGGTTTATGATTGCGGCCCGCGCTCCGGCACGGGCGGGAAGTTAGTCTCTCATGGCGTCCTCCTTTGGCGTATAGCACAGAATCACGTCCTGAAGCTCTGCAAATCGCTCCGCCGTGGGGATCACTGCCGGCTCAACCGCCGGGCCGAAGTCATCCTGCAGCGCGACAGCAAGCGCCCAGCAGAGCGACAGCAGGAACCCGGCGCAAATGGCGAGTAGGAGGTAGATCATGCGCCCCTCCTCGCAAACAATCCCACAAACTCGCGGGAAGTAGGGCGAAGCTTCAGCAGCGTGCGAATACTGAGAGCGTAGCGTTTGCGGGCTGTAGCGGGGTAGAACAGACGCAGTGGTACCCTTGCCGGGTGGCGCGCCTGATTCGGCGGGCGGAATCGCTGGAGCGGTTTACGCGGCTAACGAGAGTCGCGCGGCCCTGTCAGCACTCCAGCACGTTTCACGGTATGGGTCCGGCTGCGCGGGATCGTCCGCTCAACTAATGCCACATACCGCCCGGAAAATCGCCCGATCTACCGCGCTGGTGGGGTCCAGTACTCGCGGAATGTCCGTAAACTCAACGATATCCGACGCTACGTCCTTGCTGCTGCCAGCAGTCGCCTGCTGGTGCTCAAACTCGCCAGCGTGCGGGCAGGAATCGGAGCATATGCCGCCGGTCCTGTCGCAAACTCTGCAAACTTGAACCACGATGTGATGTTATCACAGGTTTCCGATTCTGGTGTAAGATAGCGTCATGAGCAAGAGCGCGCGCGTGGTTGATTGGATCGTGATTGGCTTCCTGGTGGCCGCGTCGATGTGGATGGCATCGCTCGATATCGACCGAGCAGCTGGCCCGCAGACGATACGAACGGAGTTGCGGTAATGGGCCGCGTTGGCAGCTCTCCCGCGTTTCGGCGTAACGGGCGGCAGAACCCGCACCCGCCGAAACCGGCAATTGAGGAACCCATCCTGCCGCTGGAAGATCTGACCGACGAGCAGCTAGCACAAGAGGCTATCCGGGTGCTGAGGTCTCAAATGCTGGCCCCGACTCGGCACGCTACGGCTGTCACCAGCACGGCGCGCGCCATCCTGGAGTACACAAAGGCAAAGCCAGCGCAAGCCACCACGTTGAGCGGCCCGGCTGGGGGCCCAATCAAGTCCGAGCACACTATCAGATTTGTGGACCCGGCGGAAACGGTGTAAGATGAGTGTTGGCGAGGCACCGCATAGAACGATGCCCCGCCGCCAAGTGGGCATAGGAGGCCCGAAACATGGCACAAGAAGAGAATAGCAAGCCTTCAGAGACCGTTCTGATCGAACTAGATTGGGATTCCGGGCCGTATACCACTTTCCGCGAGGCACGCGGTAAGTCGGTAGTTAGTGGCGGCCAACAGCACCGTTTGCGCGTAATTCCCACGGCTATGTGGATCGAATATCAGGAAGCATCGGCAAAGACCGCAGAGCTTGAGGACAGAATCGCGGGGTTGTCCCATGCTTAACGCTGCGTTTCCAACGGCGGCAGGTGCCGCGAGTTTCTGCAATGTTACGGCTACAGCATGACCGAAATCGGCAGTAGAGGGGCAAATTGGGTTGCGAGGTTTACAGGCACAGAATGACTGTCGATTTCCCATCAAAGCTCCGCCCACTGTTCACGCCGTCGCGGTGGAAGTCGATACGCGGCGGCCGTGACGGCGGGAAGTCATGGGGCGTTGCGCGGGCACTCTTAGAGCGCGGGGCAAGCAAGCGCGAATTCATCGTTTGCGCGCGCGAAACCATGGAGTCGATCAAGGACTCAGTACATAGACTCCTGGTGGATCAAATCGAAGCGCTCGGCATGCAAGACCAGTGGGATGTGGAGAAAGCGGTGCTGCGCCATCGGTTTACCGGCACTGAGATTGTCTTTCGTGGTCTGAAGAACCCGGACGCGCTGAAGTCGCTGGAAGGCGCCACTATCGTCTGGATCGAGGAAGCGCAGACGGTCAGCGCGGAATCGTGGCGCAAAGTTCCTCCGACAGTTCGCCGTGACGGGTCGGAAATATGGCTAACGTGGAACCCGGAGCTTGAAACCGATCCCACCTGGCAGAAGTTCGTAGTCCATCCGCCTCCGGGAATGATCGAGATTATCATGAACTTCTCGGACAATCCATGGGCGTCGAAGGTTCTGCAACCAGAGCGGGAACAGATGAGAATTCAGGACCCGGACGAATACCAGCACGTTTGGCTGGGGCAACCGAAACGACAGATTGAGGGCGCGGTGTATGCCAAGGAAATCCGGCTTGCTGAGGAACAGGGGCGAATTGGGCAGGTTCCGTATCATGACGGCGTTGTAGTGCGCTGCGGCTGGGACTTGGGCGATTCGGACATCATGGCGGTGTGGTTCATCCAGTCCATGCAGGGACAGCACCGAGTAATCGACTACTACGAGAATCGGCACGAGGATCTAGATCACTATCTGAATGTCTGCGAGTCGAAGGGCTACAAGTACGGTGAGGATTACTTCCCTTGGGATGCGGCCAGCAAAGTATTGGCTAATGCGCTTGAGACTACCATGCGTCAGAGGGGGCGCAATGTAAGAGTCCTGCCGCGAATGTCGCGCGATGTAGGGATAGACCGGGTGCGGGAAATGCTCGGAACGTGCTGGTTTGACATCGACAAGTGCGCGGACGGGCTGAATCGGTTGCGGTACTACCGATATGGGCAGACTTCGGTTATTGATCCACGGACTGGTGACCGGAGTTTGTCGCGTGAGCCCTTGCATGACGATAACTCGCACGGGGCCGACGCACTGCGATCGTTTGCGATGGGTTACCGTATGCCGAAGGAAGGCCCGAAGCCGATTCCGCCGGGGTCGAGGATGCCGATTCAGCCACCGCCGCGCCGGAGCGGGAGTTATTCTCCGTTCGGATAGAGAAAGTTGGTGGTTGTGGTATTTGAAAGTGTGATACTGTATTTGCATGGAAGCGAAAAAGACAGCAGCGGAATGCGCCAGCCAGTACGGCGTTCGGCCCGGCCAGAGGGTGACAGTGGCGGACCTGATGCGGAAAAAGGGCAAGAAGTAGCGATGACGCCAACCGTTATTGCGTTGCGCGGGCGAGATGGGCTGAGAATTTCTCAGGAAACGTTTCGTTCAAGCGTGGCAGTGCGGTCTGTTCGGGTGACTTTCCATGGTGCTACGGTGGCGTGTCGCAAGACGAAAAACGCATGGAAGTGCGGTAAGTGCCAGCGTGGTAATCTTGGGGCCAGACCTGTGATTGGGGCCAGATGCAAGGTTTGCAAAAGCGAGGTTGTTCAATGAAGATCACATGCAAGGCGTGCGGCGGCGGTGGCGACGATTGCAAGACCTGCAACGGCGAAGGGCGGATTGAGGCCTGTATTACGGCCTTCCCTGAAGTTCCGGCGACATTAAAGCCATCAGACGACATTCAGCCCGAACAGGGTACACGAGCGCCGGGACTCACTACCCGGAGAAAGAAGTAAACCATGCCATTACTCACCCAAACCAACGGCGGAAGTCTTCAGAATTCCACGCTGGCCACCATCAACACGATTGCGGCGTCGATCTTCCCGTCTCAGGGGAACATCTACTTTGTCGCACCGTACAGCGGGAGCGACAGGAACCCCGGTACCGTCGCCGCGCCGTTCAAGACTTTGGCTTTCGCGCTTTCACAGGCGACGGCTGGCCAGAACGATGTTATCTACCTGCTGGCGCAGTCGAATACTGCCGCAAACACGACGGATTACCAGACGGCCACGCTGAACTGGAACAAGGACCTGGTGCATTTGGTCGGCGTCAACGATTCGCCGTTTCTTGGCCAGCGTTCGCGTGTGGCGTTCGATTCGGCCTATGCGACGGCCTCAAACCTTTTCACGCTGTCAGCTAACGGGTGCCTCATCAGTGGCATCAGCTTTTTCGCTGGTGTTGCATCCGCGCTTCCGACTGGTTGTATGCAGGTCACCGGCCAACGCAACCGCATTGTCAACTGCCAGATTTCCGGCATGGGGAACAGCGCGAACGACATCAGCGGAGCATATTCGCTGTATCTGAACGGCGCGGCGGAAAACGTTTTTGAGAATTGCTACATCGGGCTGGACACGGTTACGCTCGGCGCTCAGGCGAATTCCCAGATCAAGTGCGCATCGGCGGCGACCCGCAACCTGTTCAGCGATTGCCAGATCGTGACGTACACCAACCACGCGACGAATAACAACTTTCTGCGGTGCCCGACTTCAAGTCTGGACCGCTGGTTGGAATTCTCAAACTGCCGGTTTGTCAACCCGATCGATTCCAGTTCCACCAACCTGACGCAGGCCTTCATCGTGGCATCGGATGCGGGCGGAACTGTGTTGCTGACGGGCGGAAACACTGGCGTTTTGGGCGCAACTGACTGGAATTCGACCGATAGCGGCAACGTTACGGCGATCAACGGCACAGTGACGGCTGGCACTTACGGGCTGGCGGTTGACGTGACCAGGTAGTAAACTGGGGGGCCGTCTTCGGGCGGTCCCCATTTTTCAGGAGACAATGCAAGTGGACTTTTCAAAGTGCATGAACGCCAGAGACGAGCATGGACGCATTATCATCAACCCGGTTCCGGTGAACCGTAAGCCCATCGCTCTGACCGAAGATCAGATCCTAAAACTATTCCGGGAGCGTTCGTAATGGAAGACACAATCGACATTGCGGCGCAATACGCGGGGATTCGGGCAGACATCCCACTGGAAGCGACTCATCTGGTGATGACGTTGCCCAGCAGGCGGAATGCAGGGATGTGGCGGCTGAAGGACGGCATGTTCATCGGGGAGGCCGCTGACAAGACGGTAGTTTTCGGTCCTAATCCGAACAAACGGGAATCGCGGCTGTTTATTTCGCACGAGAAGGCTAAAAGCTACCTGATTGACGTAGTGGCCGCTGAAGATGCGGAGGACGGCGTACCGATCATATTCGAGCATAATCAGGAAAAGGCGTCCCTGATCGTGCTGCCTGGTGGCGATCCGTCGCTTGTCGTTAACGGAGCAGTGCCGAACGTGCGAAAATTCAACTAAATGACTAAGGTTTCGTGGTTGTTGATAATTTTCGGTATACCAATGGCGTCCATGCCAGCGGCATATCAATTGTTGCACCCAGATGCGACTACATTCCGAGCCGTGATTGAAACAGCCCCCTATTCCATTGCTGGACCTTTAATGGTATGGGCTGGATTCCTGATCTTTAAAAGTTTAGAGGAATAATGCCGACCATCGCCCGCAAAGATATCCCGCAGTTCGTCCGCCGCTGTTACGATGCCTGGAAAAAGGCCGGAATTCAGACGCGGATGGAGGAGACAGAGCGGCTCAAGTTCTATGCGGGCGGTGATGGGCAATGGCGGGATGCGGAGATTCAGAAGCGCCGCGACTCAGGGCGTCCATGGATCACGATAAACAAGTGCAAGCCGCCTGTTGACCAGATCGAGGGCGATATCAGGCTGAATCCTCCGGGGCCGAGCGTCAAGCCGGTTGGGGAAGTGGCAGATGCGGCAGACCCGGATATCATTGCTGGCCTGATTCGGGAAACGGAGTACCGCAGCAGCGCGGTAAGCGCGTATAGCACGGCTGGCAAGTACGTTGCGGCATCTGGTTGCGCTTATCTGGAGTTGGCGACGGAGTACGTTTCCGATACCAGTTTCGCGCAGCAGTTGCGGATTGACGCAATTGAAGACCCTGCGATGGTGTTCTTCGATCCTGCGTCCCGAAGGCTGGATCGGCGGGATGCAACGTGGGCTGGCAAGATTCGGATGCTCTCCAAGGAGCAGTATGAGGCTACGTTCGGAAAGCGGCGGGTGCTGGAACCTGCGGGGGTGCAGATTGCGGCGGGCTGGATTCAGGACGCTCTTGGAATCGGCGGCAACATGGCCGAAATCAACGAATGGACCGGCATGGGGAAGGGTCCATTCTACGTTGTTGAGTTTTATCTGGTAGAGACGAACCCGACGAAGTTGCGGCTGTACTCCAACGGGATCAGTTACTTCGATGACGAGACAAGGCCAGATGGAATTGTGCCGAAGGGTGGAGAAGAAAACACCCGCATCGTGCCGCGCCGCGTGGTCACCAAGTTCGTAGTGGATGCGTTGGAGATTTTGGACGAGACGGAATGGTTGGGGGATATGATCCCGATATTCCCGGTACTCGGCCCAGAGGTCTACATCGATGGACGGCTTCACCGGCTGAGCCTGATTGCGGGCGCGATGGATTCTCAGCGGGCGCTGAACTATGTTGCGACCACGGCGGCGGAACTGACCGGGGCGCTACCCAAGGCGCCGTGGATTGGGCCGAAGGGATCGTTTGAAGATCAGCGCTGGGAATCGGCCAATTCGGAGATGTGGGCGTATTTGGAATACACTCCGGTTTTCGTCACCGACGAAACGACGGGCGGCCAGACGCTTGCGCCAGCCCCGCAGCGCAACATGTGGGAAGCGCCGATTCAATGGCTGATGATGTTGGGGCAGTGGTACAGCGACAACATCAAGGCGACGACATCAATCTACGATGCTTCGCTTGGGCGTGAAAAGGGCGATCAGTCAGGCAAGGCGATTGAGCAACTGCGGAGTGAGTCGAATGTTGCCAACTTCAGTTACGCCGACAATCTGCACCGGGCGATTGAGGTGATGTACCAGCAGATGTGCATTATCTTCCCGAAAATTTTGGACGGCCCGCGCGTCGTGCAGATTGTGCGGCCCGATTCGCAGCATGAGACAGTGCGAATCAATCAGATTTTTGGGGAAGATGGAATCGACCCGCAGACGGGGAAGAAGGGGAAGGCGAACAATATTGCGCTTGGCCAGTACTCTTGTCGCGTTGTGGCTGGCCCGAACTTCCAGACCCGTCAGGACCAGGCACTCCAGATGTTGCTGGATGCGGTCAAGATCAACCCGAACATCCTTGCGAATCCGGCAGTTACGGCAAAGTTGGTGCGGATGATTGGGCAGGGTAACCCGGAAATGGAAGGCATCGCGGATATCATTGCGCCGAACGATTCCGACTCCAACCCGCAGCAGATGGCACAGCAGATGCAACAGATGGCGGCGCAGAATCAGCAACTTATCCAGGCCGTGCAGGCGCTGCAAATGGAAATCAAGACGCAGGCTCCGAAACTGGCTCTGGAGAAGTACAAAGCAGATCAGGACGCGGCGGTGAAGTTGGCGGTGGCCGAAATCGGTGCCAAGAATCAGGCGGCGGCGCGGGCCTCGGCGGATGAACTGGCGACACGGCAAATGCATGAAGAGATGGCGCACGATGTGGCTATGGCAGCGCAGAATCAGGAACACGCGCAGGAGAACATGGCAGTAGAACAGCAGCGGGAATCATTGCAAGCGAATCAGGAGACAACTGAATGAGCACGGCAACGTTAGAACATCCAACAGAACAGCAGGTATTCGACGCCAAGGCATACATGGATGCGGCCAACAAGGGAGAGCGGCCCGCGCCGGGAAAGCCCGAAGAAAAACCAGCAGAGGAAGCGAAGGAACCGGAGAAAGCAGCGGAATCACCGAAACCGGCAGATCATGAACAGCCGCGACTGCCGCGATCTGTTCGTCGCGAGCTGAACCGCCTTCGCGAGGAGTTGGGGGCGGCAAAGGCAAAAGCTGAACTGCTGGAAAAATTCGGGGCGAAGGCGCAGCACGTTGATGCCGACGAAGATACCGAGCCTCAACGGGATGACTTTGGCAGCGATGCGGAATACCTCCGCGCTGTTAGTAAATGGGATCGCGCGCAGGAAGCCAAACAGCAGCAGCAGCAGGGCAAGACCGAGCAACAGTCTGCGGAAATCCGCGCTCACCTGAAAGCGATGGACGAAAAGGCCGTGGCCGATATTGCGGCGTACTTCCCCGACTGGGACGAAGTTTCCGCTGCCGCCGCTGAAGACGAAGACGCCCCGGAGTTCAAGTTTGAGGAGCATCCGCAATTGGTCGGGATGCTATCCGGCAGTGAGTTTCGTGCCCATGTTCTGTATCACTGGGCCAAGAATCCTGATGCTCTTCAGTTCATGCTTGACCTGACAGCCAAGCCATCGGAGCAGATCAGGGCTTTCCACCGTCTTGAAGGACGGCTGGAAAAGGAGTATAGTGGGAAACAGGCCGCGCAAGCCTCTGAAGCGGAAACGCCAAAGAAAGACCGCAAGCACCTCGCAGACGCCGAAAGGCCGGGCGAAACCGCAGCGGATCGAGATGTCCGCAAACCGAGACCGTCTACGGATGTAGCGGCTAGGGGTGGTTCGGCCCCGCCAGATGAACCCGCAATCGGGTCGGCTGCGTGGATGGCAAAACGCAATCAGGCGGCTTACGCTCGATAGCGACACCCTAAACCGTAAAACCCGGCAGAACCTCGGCACCTTACACAGGAGCGCGGTATATGCCAATCAATTCGGTTCCAGTACGGCAAGAAGTCACTGCTGAAGTCTTGCGCGTGCTGATGAACAACTGTTTCGCGTTACGGATGATCCGTCGCGAACACCAGAAGTACTTCGAGCAGAGTACTCCAATCGGGACAACTCTGCAAATCAAACGTCCGTGGCGTCCCCAGGGTCGTCAGGGACAGGCTTTCCAGCCGGAACCCATCGTCCAGACCACCGTCCCGCTGTCCATTTCGTACTGGCGCGGCGGCGATTTCGTCTACAACGATACCGACGAAGCCCTGTTCCTCGACATGGGCAACTTCCACCGCAACTATTCGATGCCGATGGGCGTCATGATCGCTAACCAGATCGACTCTGATCTGCTGGCTTTCATGCAGGTCACGGCCCCGAACTTTGTGGGGACTCCCGGCACTCTTCCGACCACAACGGCGGTTTACAACTCGGCGCAGACCAGCCTTAATAAGCTGCTTGCACCGCAGAACGATCGCGCTGTGATTTACACGTCGGAATACAACCAGAACCTCGTCGGCGCAGGTCAAACGCTGTTCAACCCGGCGCGCGACATCAGCGACCAGTACCTCGAAGGGTATGTTGGCAAGTACGCCGGTTTCAAGTTCGGCATTGACGAACAGATTCCTGGCTTCACCGTCGGCACCTACGCTGGTACGGGCCGCGTCAATGGCGCGAGTCAATCGGGAACCAGCCTCATCACCGATGGATGGACCGCTTCGAGCCTCAGCCTGAACCCCGGCGACCGGTTCACCATCGCTGGCTGCTACAAAGTGAATCCGAGCGGTACTCACGTTGCGTACTCCGGTACTGCCAACCTGATGCAGTTCGTGGTCACGGCGGCGGTCACCGATTCGAGCGGCGATGCAACGATCCAGATTTACCCGCCGATCATTCCTTCGGGGCAATTCCAGAACTGCACGGCTCCAGCCGATAACGCTGTAATCACCATTGCTGGCGCTTCGGGGTCTTCGTGCAACACGGCTTTCTACCTTCAGCAGGATGCGTACACCGCCGCCTTCCTGAAGCTGCACAAGCCGTCTAACGTGGAATGCACCGTCATGGGCGGCGAAGAGTCGGGCACGCCCGGCATCTACCTCCGCAATATTCGTCAGTGGCAGTCGAGCGGCCCTTACCAGGGCTACGAGACCGACCGCACGGATGTGATCTACGGGTTCGCCCCGCAGTACGCGGATTACATGGCGGGGGTTATCTACGGTTAATTCGTAGAGGAGAAACGACATGGCTTCCACAATCACTCAAACCACACTTTCCGGTTCCATCAACCAGAACGCCCTCGTTCTGACGGTGGCTTCCGCAACCAACATCACGGCACCCGTCGCGAACTTCCAACAGTCGATTTACGTCATCAACCCGGACCAGACCAAGGGCGAGTTGATGTACGTAACCGGCGTCAGCGGTACGCAGATTTCGGTGGCCCGTTCCAGCCTCTTCCGGCAAAGCTTTTACACCGGCGCGATTATCATCATCGCCCCGGCTCCGGTTGCAGGCTCCGCGTTCGGCGGCAACTTCAACGGCGGTTTCTTCGAGACCGATCCCGTTGGAGATCCGAGCGTGTCCGGCTCCTATCCGGGCGCTCCCGTCGTCACTCCGTGGGTTAACGTCACCAACGGCAACCAATGGCTTCAGGGCATCAACGGCCAGTGGGTTCCCGGTTGGAACAATCCGAGCGGGATCAAGGGCGTAACAGCGGCGGTGGCTTCGGCTGCTGGCGCTATCACGCCTTCCGGCCCGCTGTTCCACGTAACGGGCACCGCAGCGGTCACTGGGTTTACCATCCCGGTCGGCTTCTCTGGCGGTTCGTTCACCATCATTCCCGATGGCGTTTTCACCTGGACTACGGCAGGAAATATCGGCTTGGCCGGTACCGCTGTCGTTAGCCGGTCGTTGACGTTCACCTGGGACAGCAACGCTGGCAAGTTCTATCCTTCGTACGTCTAAGGGGAACGTGTCAGCAGTCATTACCAGCAGGGTGCCCGCGCCAAACTCGCGGGCACCCGTTGGGTTCAACATCGAAACAGGAGACGACATGGCAAACGTTCAGGTAATGGGTGGAGTTTCCACCGAAGGCGGATTGAAAGAAGCGCAGGCAGTCCAGCGGCGGCACAATGCGGAGGTTGCTGACGCGCTGCTGAACATCAGTGGCGTGGGCACTGCAACGGGAGAGCCCGCGCACAAAGACGACGCCCGTCCCGCTTACAAGCATCAGCAGTTCCCCAAGATGCTATACAAGCCGCTTCCCGGCATCGACGGCGAAAAAGTCGTTATGTCTGACGTGGAGATGGCTGTTGCGGTTCAGAACGGCTGGCGCGAGGAACCTTATCCCCGCGCACCGCAGGCAATTCACGATCCGGCGCAGGAGAAAAAAGAACTGCTCGATACCAACCAGCGGCTCCAATCGCAACTTATCCAGCAGGCCGAGCTTATGGAGAAGATGGCGGCACGGCTGGAAGCCATCGAAAAGAGCGGCAAGAAGAAAGGCGAGTAAATGCCGACAGGCCAAGCAGTCATCACCAACACGCTCACGAAGCTTGGGTTGGTTCCACAAGGTGGGACACCGAGCGCGTCAGACTCTACGTATTGCCTCAACGAGTTAAACAATATGTGGGCGGCGTGGGGGATTGACGAGGGCCTGATTTACGGCCAGCAAACCTTTCAGTCGGCGTTAACGGCGGGGCGCGCGGTGTACTCCATTGGGACAAATGGAACATTCAACACTTCGCGACCCGCCCGCATTTACAAG